TATTTTTAATAATTTATCACCTGAAGTTTCTGTTATCTCATAGTGATGTATGCTACTAATATTATCGTATTTGTCTTTTACATACTTATTAAATGCACCAGTAGTCATTGGCCATTGACTGTATCTATCTGTTATATCGTTAAACATTAAAACTACCCAATGTAATTGTACATCATTATATAATCTATCAGCAATCATTTCTGGTGTTTCACCTTCTCTGACAATGTACGTATCAAATAGAGCTGAGTTCTGTTTTACTTTTGTTCTTACTTTTACTCTTCTTAATATATTAGTAACATCTTTAGGATTGCCGTCACCTAAAGCGTCATAAGGTATAAGAGGAAATTGTTCAAAGTACATATTAATAACCTTCTGCTATTCTTTCTCTTGTTATTAGTTCGATTTCTCTAAAGTTTGCTTGTATGTTAGTCTCTACTGGTGGAGCTCCTTCTTCGTTTGGTTCAAACGTTCTATATCTATCACCCCCATATGTTACAGTAAAGTTTTCTAAAAAGCAAGTGCTAATTTTGTGAAGGTACTGATTTTCTTGTCCATTATACATATATTGTATATCAAATGTATTTGGTACCCTAAATGTTCGCCCACCAGCTCCAACCATCTCGGGTGCCATATTAGCTCTGAAGGCGTACACAATTTTTCTAATCTCATCTGCTTCCTCTCTTGATTTTGGTATCATCTTAAAATTAAATTGAAAATTTCTTTTCTCAAACTTTTTAAATGCTAATTCCATTCGGTTAGCAACTACCTCTCCTTGACCCATTTCGAAAACTGACCTTGCACCTTGAGCACCAGGTATTGTCTCTGCAACTTTAAGGGCACCTAATGCCAAATTGTCAAGCACATCACTTCCTAATGCTGACAATGTTTTCATAGCAGAGTCAGATGTCATTGTTCCGTCTTGAATTTTACCATATAATTCTGCACCTGCTTTTGCCATTACACCAATTTCTGAATCATGGTAAGTTGCAGCTGTTCTATAAATCGCTTGTGGTGGCATGTACAACGCAATCGCTGTATCTAATCTCATTGTAGGTTTTCTATACACATAGGTATTTGCACCACCTTGACCGCCAGAGGGTTTTGCTGCTCTTTCTAATTCTGCAGCTCTCTTTTGTTCAATATGGTTCATATTTAATTGTGATTTAACACCATTTGTATTTGCTGATTTAACTCTACTTGCACCAACATCTTTTGTTAAATATTTTGGTATGCTCGCATCTCTTTCAGCTCTCTTTGTGTCTGCCGATGAACCTGTTCTCTGTCCAAATCTAATTTGAGCATCTTCTTGTTCATTGATAAAGAACATAACATAATGACCTTGGTTACCTGTACCTGGTCCACCTTCAACATCTAAAGGAAATGTAAAGTTTTTAGTTGTTCTTTTACCAATTACATTTGGTGCTGCGATACCTGATGACTTTCTACCTTTATTAAGTCCTAATGCATCTCTTAGAAAACCTTTAGCCTTCTTTAAGACAACACCCGTACCTGTTGTTATAACTGCACCCTTGACTGATTCTCTATTGATTAATGACATATAAATACCTTTGTAATATTAATTATTTATATAGAAATGAGATAGTTATGGCATATAGTGGTCGTTTTAAACCTTCCCAACCTCACAAATACAAGGGTAACATCAACAATATAGTATATCGTTCATTGTGGGAACTCAAACTCATGAAATACTGCGATCTGACAAAGGCTATCATTGAGTGGGGTAGTGAAGAGATATCAATACCTTATTATTCGCCAGTTGATGGTCGTATGCATAGGTATTACCCAGACTTCTATATGAAAGTCAAACAAAAAGATAAGTCAGTTAAAAAATTTATTGTAGAAGTTAAACCTAAAAAAGATTTAAAACCACCTCCTACAAATCCTAAGAGACGTACAAAACAGTGGTTCGGAAAATGTAAAACATTTATAGTAAATAAGGCAAAATTTAAGTACGCAACAGAGTATTGCGAACTGAATGATCTAGAGTTTAAAATCCTTACCGAAGATCATCTACAACCCCGTTATAAATAATAGATATGGCACAAAGTAAGTATATCCAAACAGTCAAGAAGGCTGTCGCAAATAGACCTCGTTCTACCCAATGGTATAGGAACAAGATCAAAGAGTTTGGTACACCAACACAAACTCAATTAATGCGAGAGGGTAAAGTAACTGCTAGACCAAACTTTGGTAAGTTGAATATGTTCGTGTATAACCCAAAGATGAAAAAGACTTTACCTTATTATGATACTTTTCCTTTAGTGTTACCTATTGATACATTCAAGGATGGGTTTATAGGATTAAATTTACATTATCTACCTATCAATCTAAGAGTAAGATTATTAGATAGATTAGTAGATGATACAAACAATACTAAGTTTGATGCAACGACAAGAATTGTAGCTGATTATAGATCATTAAAAAATGTAAGATTGATTAAACCAGCAATAAAAAAATATTTGGCAGGTCAAGTGCAATCAAAGTTTAGAAGAATTGATGCTGATGAGTTTACTATTGCAGCCTTATTGCCTGTGGCAAGATTTAAGAAAGCAAGTTTGGCTCAAGTTCACAGAGATTCAAGGGCAATGATATAATGGATAGAGATAGAACAAAACAATTAACTGAACATGCTAAGTTAATTAATAGAAAAAAACAAGAATTAAATTTAAGCAGAAGCCTTAAAAAAGAAGTGAACATTGGTGCTAATGGTACGCAAAAATATATCATTAAACAAGGTGTTAACAAAGGTAAGGTAATAGGATAATGTCAAGATCAGGTTTATTAGACGGATTCGCATACGGAGTCATAAATGAAATATTAGCAACATTTAGAACTCAAGATGGTGGGTATGCTAGACCATCTCGTTATGAAGTTATTATTGGACCACCAGCTAAATATGCACAATCAACAGGTGCTGGTAATAATAAAAATAAAGATGTAATAAGAAAGACTTCACTAGAAATGGCTGCCGTTGCGTTTCCTGGCGTACAATTACAAGCCGAAGAAGATACAAACATTTACGGACCTCCAAGAAAAATAGTAAGAGGTCAAACATTTGCTGAGATAGTTACTCAAGTTAGATGTAGTCAAGACATGAAAGAGAAAAACTTCATTGATACATGGATGAGATTAGCTGCACCAAGAACCGACTTCTCTATTGGTTATTATGCTGATTACGTTGGTACAATGCAAATATTTCAGTTAGACAATGAAGATAAGAGAAGATATGGTGTAGAATTAGTTGAGTGTTACCCAGTCAATATGGCTGAACAATCGTTAGACTATGCAACACAAAACTCAATACAGTTTTTAAATGTTACATGGGCATATAGATATTGGAAAAACTTAACAGACGAAGCAGAATTACCAAAACCATTGCTAGAAAGAATTGGCGATGTATTTGTTAATACAGTAGAGAGACAACTGAGAAGTCGTTTACCTGCTGTTTTACGAAAATTATAATTAATAAGGAGCGATAATAATGGCATTACCTAAAATAGATAATCCTACTTATACCCTAGAGCTACCCTCAACAGGTGAGGTCGTTAAATACAGACCTTTCCTAGTAAAAGAACAAAAGGTTCTTATGATGGCTCAACAGAGTAAAGTTGACAGAGATAGAAACAATGCAATATTGGAAATAATAGAATCATGTACTTTCGGAAAAGTTGGTGCAAAGAATCCTTTGTTTGATATTGAATATGTATTCTTGAAATTAAGATCAAAATCAGCTGGGGAATCAGTTGATGTAATGATTACTTGCCCAGACGATGGCAAAACAAAAGAAAAAGTTACTATTAATATTGATGAAATAGATGTTAATATGACAGAAACCCATACTAATAAACTAAATATTACAGATACTATAACAATGAATATGAGATATCCATTGATTGAAGATGTTGATATTAACAATGCATCAATTCAAAATGATTTGGATGGTTCTTTTAAAGTTGTTAAAAGATGTATCGAGACTATTAGTGATGGTGATACAGTACATACTAAAGCTGATTATACTGAAAAAGAATTAGACGAATTTTTAAATTCTTTTAATACTGACCAGTTAAAAACGGTAATGAGTTTCTTTGAAACTATGCCGAAGCTAAGACACCCCGTAAAGGTTAAGAATAGCAAAACTGGTGTTGAAAGTGATGTTATACTAGAGGGGCTTGAAAGTTTTTTGTAATTTGCCTTTCTCACGACAGCGTGGAAAACATGATAAAGACAAATTTCCAGCTGATGCAACATCACAAATATTCTTTAACAGAGTTAGAGAATATGTTACCGTGGGAAAGAGAAATTTATATAGCATTGCTAATTGAACATTTAAAAGAAGAAAAACGAAGAATGAAAGAAGAAGCAGAAAAGGCAAAACGATGACAGATGAAAAAGTAATAGTACAACAACCACACCCAGCAGATACCAATGGTGATGGTAAAGTATCTAAAGATGAACACGCCATGTATCTAGAATTCAAACGTAAAGAACTTGAAGATGCTGATGCTATGCGTGATGCTCAAAGAACAATGGCATGGTATTCTTTATACGGAATGTTATTATATCCGTTTTTAGTAATAGTAACAAATCTTTTGGGATTTGAGAGTGCTGGAAAAATACTAGGTGATATGGCAGGTGTATATTTCATTGCTGTTGCTGGTATTGTTGCAGCTTTCTTTGGTGCTCAAGCAATGACAAACAAAAAGAAAAAATAGTAAATGGCTGACGATAAGAGTAACATAGATAAAAATAAAGAAGTAACAACAGGTCTTGGTTCCATAACCGAACAGTTAAAGACAAATAATAGAAGTCAAGCTGGTCGTGATAGTATGCGTACTAAGAATGAGAGAAACTTAATCACATCGCAAGACGATACTAATCTAAGAATAGATGATCTTAAAAAAGAAACATTAGCGAATAGAGCAGCCATTGTAAGTTCAGAGGAAGCAACAACTGAAACTGCTGATGCTGTAGAAGATGCCACTAAAGGTAATGAACAAACAAAAAGACAAGAATCTAAAGAAAATTTAAAAGAAGGTAATGAACAGAAAAAACTATTTACTGGTCTTGGTAAAATATTTTCTGAAAAATTTTCAGGTTTATCAAAAAGTGTCATGAGTGGTATATCAAGTCCTTTGTCATCTTTAGGTGTTGATCCTAAACAAGTAGGTAAATCGTTATTAAGTATAGGTCTCATTGTAGGATTGATCGCATTTTTTAAAAGTCCTCTCTTTCAAGACTTAAAAGCAAAATTAAAAGAAATGAAACCAGCACTTATGTCGGTTATTAATGCTGTAAAAACTTTTGTTTCAACATTCTCTGCAAACATAGGTCCATTGGTTGATAGTATCGTAGGAGTTTTTAAAGAAGCATTTACTGGTATTAAAGACATACTTCAAGGTTTATTTAATGGTGATGCCAGTCAATTTATGACAGGTTTAAAATCAATCTTTTTTGATTTACCAATTAAAATTGTTTCAGTTATTGGTGATGCATTTTTCAGTTTGGTAGAAAGTGTGTTAGCAGTTTTTGGTATCGAATCAGAAATGATAACTAATATAAAACTAGCATTTAGAACACTACCAGAAGCAATAGAAAAAGCAATACAAGGAGTCATGGACTTCTTTACAGTTACAATACCAGAATTCTTTAATGAGACACTACCTGAAAAATATGAAGCATTTAAGGAAAGTGTAAAGACAGGTGTTAGTAATTTACTTTCTGCTATCGTTGACCCTATTATAGCTCTTAAAGATAATATAATGGAGTCAGTTGATATAGGTATTGATAAAATTAAAAATGGAATATCAAATGTAGTAGGTGCTATAAAAGGAGCATTTAATGGGTTTATTGATGGTCTAAAAGGTATGGCAAATAAAGTAATTGATTTAATTAATAAAGTACCAGGTGTTGAGATAGAAAAATTTAAGTTAAACAAACCAGAAATACAGACAGTTCTAGACACAGGTGATGCCCAAGTTGCTGAAAAAATTGCAACTGAAAACAGACAAAAAATGAAATTGGCAGAGGAAGATTTTATAGCAGAAACTTTAGATGAAAATATGCCTAAAAGAATTTTACCTGAATACTCAACTGCTCACGGTGGATTAGGATTTACTTCAGCCGATCTTGCAAGAGCAAAACATAATTATTTTGCTTCAGATAAATACCTTATAGGTAAGGATGATTATTCTGATAAAGTAGATTTAGATGACATTCTTGGTAACAATAAAAAGTTAGAATTAGAACAATTAAAAGGGTTAGAAAAAGAAAATGCTGAATTAAAAACTGCAGCTGCTACTAATAATACAGTTATTCAAAACAATGTTAACAACTCATCAAATAAAGTACAACACTCTCATGGTTCTAAAATTTTACCAATTAGTGGCCCAGTACATCCATTGTACGCTCAAACTGCAAACTAAGAATATTTAATCACATCCCTTATTGAAGAGTTTTGTAGAGTTCTTTCTGCATCCCAAAATGTATTTCTAAGATTACCTGCAATCATTATTCTTTCACCATCTACTGGTTTAACTTCATGTGTTACATGGCCAGGAAATACAATTAGATCACCAGGTTTAGGATTGTATTCGAAATCTGCGTTAGGAAAAACTATTGGTGCATACTCTGGTACCTTTATATAATAACCAAATGCATATTGATATAACCAATGACTATGTGGACTAGCATTGTTTGTTTCTTTGTAGTGAACACCCCAACTCTCATGACATTCAAATTTTGTTTTTGCTAGTTTCTTACTAATTTCCTCTGCAAGTTTACAAGCTCTTTCTGCAACCCAAGCATATGATACACTTTCTTTATGCATATACCAATCTGTCATTCGTGGATTATATTCGTCACGAATAACTGCAGCCTTCTCTAGTGTAGTAAGTTCTAAGTCTATATGTAAAGGTACTTCTTGACCCGTATGACGTTGTATGGTCTCTGACATAGCATCATCATAATAATTGTGAACACCAAAGGGATATTTTTCTTTTGACTCTATTTGCATGATATTATTTATGGTGCCGCTTGTAAGATTCGAACTTACCACCTACTGATTACAAATCAGTTGCTCTACCAAATGAGCTAAAGCGGCATAAAAAAAGGGGGCCGAAGCCCCCTCTTCTCTATAAGTATAAACTTATGTATTACGCATTGTAAGCAACTTGCTTACCGAATACTTTGTTGATACCTGCAGCGATAATCGCTTTAGATGGTGTACCAACTCTGTATGAAACGCCTTTTGATGTTCTATTTTCATAAATCATCATACCTTCGTTTCTTAATTTTCCAACCATTGCAGCTGGAGATTTTAGATCAAAAGTGTTCCTTAGTGATTTCCAAGTTACATCTTGTCCTTTTGAGAAAAGGTTTCTGATCTTCGCCGTTTTTGATAGTGCTTGTCTACCCATGATATAGTCTCCTTTGACTTTTAAGAATTTAAACATATGTTTTATATCCTTTTATATTGTTGTTATTAGGTCTATAATACACGTTTATGGTGTGATTGTCAAGGGCAAAAATGCCCTTGATTTTCGTTGATTTTCCTATGCGTTTGCAAGTTTCTCAAAGTATGAGAGAGTATCTTCACCTTCTTTTGTTGATTCTGACTTCGTTTCCTTAGTTTCCGTCTTTGTTTCAACAGGTGATTTTTCGATAGTCTCTGCGACATTACCTACAACAGTTTTACCACTTAAAACAATGTCGAGTCTAGTTTTTAGTTCGTCATATGATTTAAAGTTATCTGCAGCAGTAAACTCTTTAAGAGGATATGCTTTTTGACATACTGCTTCGATTTTTGCCTCATCTTCAAATAGTTTAGAAGATGCTTCAAAATCAGATGTATCATAATTCCAAAATCCAGCCACTTTTCTGATCTTCAATTTGAAGTTCGCACCACTAAATGGGTCAAAAGGGTTCACTGGTTGTTCGTCTTGAAATTCTGGTTGCATTGCAGCCAAGAGTTTATCATAAATTTTCTTACCATATCTGAATAAGAAAACCTTACCTTCATTCTCTGGGTGTTTAGGGTCTGTTACTACATAAACGTTAGAGTAGTATTGCAACTTTCTCTTTTGTTTTCTAGCAATTTCTTTATCAGACTCA